GGGAATCAATAAGGAAACTATCGACTGGTCTTTAATTCCGGAATATGAAATCCATGAATGGGACGGAACTCCGAATCCTTTAATGGCTATACTTAATGCTTTAGTTGAGAATAAATGGGTTGGTGTCGAATCTGCAACCGGTTGTTCTAAAACTTTTATTGCTGCTTGTATAACCTTTTGGTTTCTGGAATGTTTTGAGAATTCAATAGTAATTACAACCGCACCAAAGCAAGATCAGTTAGAAAAAAATATGTGGAAAGAAATTTCAAGACTCTTTCCGAAGTTTGGTAAGGGTTATCTTGATACTCTTACTTTGAGAATGAAGAAAGATGAATCTGGAAAGAAAAGCTATGAATGGGCTGCATTCGGATTTGTTTCCGGTACTTCTTCAGACAAAGAAACAGAAGACAAGGCTCAAGGTTTCCATGCTGAGCATATGTTAATTATACTCGAAGAAACTCCAGGTATTCCGAAGTCGATTATAAATTCATTCAAATTAACTTCACAAGCTCCACATAACTTAATTCTTGCATTGGGAAATCCGAATCACCATTTAGATCAATTACACAAATTTTGCCAACTTGGAAGAGTTGAACATATTAGAATTTCCGGTTTGGATTATCCAAACATAGTTCTCGATAATCCTTCATTTATCCCCGGTGGAAAATCAAGACAAGGAATTCAAGATATTATTGATGAAGTTGGAAGCGAAGATCATCCATTTTATCTCTCTCGTGTGAGAGGAATTTCACCAGGACAAAGTAAAGATTCGTTAATAAGTCTTAAATGGTGTGATGATGCAGTTAATCGCGATAGAAAAGAATTTATGAAAGGTGAACCGGCTCTTGGTGTGGACGTTGCAAACAGTGAAGCCGGAGACAAAGCTGCAATTGCTGAAGGTTTGGGAGCTGTGCTTTTAGATGTTGAAGATTTCTACTGTCCGGATAGTAATCAGTTAGGCAAACGTGATGTTTACGAAAAGATGAAAGAGAAAAAAGTAAAAGCCGATAGAGTTGGAGTTGACGGAGTTGGTGTTGGAGCCGGAACGGTTAACGCTTTGAAGGAATTAGGAATCAAAGTTCAAAATCTTATTGGTGGTGAAAAGCCGATTAAGATTAAGGAAACAGAATTCACTTTTAATAATCTGCGGACTCAAATGTATTGGCAAATGAGAGAGGATTTAAAGAACGGAGAAATCTGTCTTCCAAATGATCCGGATTTAATTTCTGATTTGTGTGCTCCAACTTGGAAGATTAACGACAAAGTAATAATTGTTGAAGGAAAACCAGAAATCAGAAAGAGATTAGGACGTTCACCAAATAAAGGTGATGCAGCAGTTTATTGGAACTGGGTAAGAGTGCCGAGAAAACCGAAAGCGGAAGTAACAGTAAGGACAGTGTAAAGTTTATCAAGTTTATAAAGTTTTTAAAGGGTTAGAGATATGGAAAAAGAAAGAAGAAATGAGGTATCTGTTAGAGTTATTCAGTTAAATTCGTTTGATAAAAGCTCTATTGCAAAGGAATCAAAGCAAGTTGAAACTACTGATGCAACTTACATATCGGAAAATCCTTTGTATGATTATGATGTGCTTACTAATCTTTATGGTGAGAATGTTTATAATGCTCGCTGTATTAATATTACTGCTCAAGCAGTCTGCGGAGTTGGTTTTAAGATTGAACGATACGACGGAAAAGAAGCAGATGAGAAAGACAAGGAATATAAAAAACTTAATGAATTTATTACTTCTCATTCCGATTATACCGGACAGAGTTTTACTGAAACTATGGTTAACTTTTTAACTGACTGGAAAATATTTGGTGATGCTTACCTTGAGGGTGCAGTAAACAGAACCGGAGAAATTCAAGAACTCTATCACTTAAAGAGCTACAATACAAGACTTGCAATTGATTCTAACAAAAAGACAAAAAACAGATTTCTCAAAAGAATTGCAGTTCAGAAAGCCGGACTGAAGGAAGTTAAGTTTTATCCTTATACCGAACCTTACACAAGAGAAAGACCGGGAAACTTTTATTTCAGACTTTCAAATTATTCTCCTAAAAATACAATTTACGGTGTGCCGGATTATATCGCCAGTTTGATTTCTATGAGCTTAATGAGAGCCGGAGAAAGTTATAATCTTTACTTCTTAGAAAATTATGGAATGCCTCATTTTGCTGTTATTGTTGAAAACGGAAAACTGACTGATGAAGCTTTTGCTTCTCTTAAAAACTTTTTGAATAATGAATTCAAGGGAGTTAAGAACGCCGGAAAAGGAATTGTTCTTGAAACCGGAGAAGGTGAAAGTATAAAAATTGACATCAAAGAACTTTCACAAATGCCAAAGGATAGTTTCTTTAGAACTCTTAAGCTTGATTCTAAAGATGATATTATTTCTTCTCATGGTGTTCCGCCTCGTTTGGTTGGTGTTTCTTCCGGTAATAAACTTGGAGATACAACAGAAACAAAAGCTCAAATGGAATTATTTCAGAATATCATTATTTCTCCAGTACAGGCAAGAGTAGAACATTTCTTAAACAACATCTTTAAGCAAGGAATGAGGATTGAGAACTATAAAATTAAATTCGATCCGTTCTATATTGCCGATCCAAAGGATGATGCGGAGTTTTACGCAAAGATGATTAATACCGGAGTTCTTGAACCGGATGAAGCTCGTGCAGAACTTGGTTATCAGCCGAGAAAAATTAAAACGGAAAAGGCTTCTGATGTAGGTTCGCTGGTTAAACAAATTATAGAATTAAAAAAGGCTCTTGAAAATGAACTCGCTGCTTAAACAAGAAGCAAAAGAATTATTATATGAAGTTGATGATCTTCTTGGTGTTATTCTTAAAGGGGATAAATGGGAAGCTATGGCAAATAGACTTTCCAATTTGCTTTTGAAGAAATGGGATAAGGAACAGAAAGCAGCAATAATTGAAACGATTGATTTACTTATTCAGGGTGAAGGATATATTTCTGATGAAGAAATGGAGATTGCCGTTAATACTCTTGAGGCGAAATTGGGAACTTCAATATTTGAGGCAATGCGAAAAGATATTGAAACGATTTCTCTTGAAAGTTACAGCAAAGGTCATGCAGATATTGGAATTACTTTTGAATTTAACACTACTGATAAGAAAGCTCTTTACTGGCTTACTCAAAAAGATGTTAAGCAGTTTTGGATTGGTGACAGTTACAATACTTGGATAAATAATTTCTTGAATGAAATGGCTGAAGAAGTTATGAAACAAGGAATGGGACGTGTAGATGCCGGAAAATATTTTGAATCAATTTTGAGTGAAGGTTTCAGCAGAAAAAGAAATTATTGGGAGCTGTTAGCTGAGCATGTTGTAACAAGAAGCCGAGAGTTTGGAAAGGTTTCTGCTTATGAGAAAGCCGGAATTACTGAAGTTAAGATTGTTGCTGTTATTGATCACCGGACAAGTGCAATATGCCGTTTCTTAAATGGAAAAGTAATTAATGTAAATAAGTTAGTTAAACAGCGTGATGATCTGATGAAAGCAAAAACATTAAAGCAGATTAAAAAGCTGGCTCCTTGGTACTCGGATAAGCAAGTTGAAATTTTTGAAGGAAAGAATCCCGATAAGATTCCTTCCTCAATTGGTTTACCGCCTTATCATGCTCGGTGCAGGACTAGGACGGTGGTTTTTCTTCCTCTAACTTGAGACCTTTTAATAATTCAATAGGATTTACCAAAGGCAAATAAATTTTAGAATAATCTGGATCAGTCACTAAAGCTGCTAGCATACCTCTTGTACCTGAAACTGTAATACCCATAAATGTACCCATAATTGGGTCAGGAACATTCCAGACATTCAATTCTTCATCATAAAAGATTTTTTTAAAGTTTTTAACTGCAAATGAATATGAAGTTTCAATACCGAATAAATCTTTTCTTATTGAATCTTTTTCAATAAAGAAGTCTGATTTTAACCAGAATACAACACCTTGTTCTTTAAAGTCTATTTTCGAAGATAAAGAAACATCACCTTTTTTTATCTCTTGTTTAGTCAATCCCAAACTTTCATAATCCCTTTGAAAGAAATTTATCTTTTTTATTTCTTCAAGTCTGTATTGAATATTGGGGATTTTAATTTTTTTTTCATTCATAATTTTTATGCTCTAATACAATTATCCGTT